ATTACTTCAAAATTGAACATAGCTATGGGTCAATTGATATAGGTTCGGGTCTTGAAGATACAACCACAAGAGCGCGGATATTTGTACCTTTTCCAGTAGAAATGCGGTCACACCCTACAGCAGTAGAGACATCTTCTACAGCGGGAAATTTTGATATAACACATAATGACACTGTAATTATTAGTAATGCTGTTCCTACTTTTAGTGCTGCAAATCGAACAAGTTCTTCTGTATTTTTTAATCATGCTAGCGGCGGAACACAAGGTCAAGGTTGCACAGCAAGATTGAGAGTTGCCAATACCTTTTTAGCGTGGAGTGTTGAACTATGAGTTATAGCATATATTCAACAACTGTAGATAATGAAGTTATCTATACAAAAGATGATAACACGAGAAGTTGTATTGGTGTAGACGCTGAGTTCCAAACGTGGCTTCGTAAAAATAAAGACAGTTTGCCTGACGACATACAAGCCAAGATTGACGCGGGCACTCTAACCATTGCAGATGCTGATTAAGAACTTCTCCTTCTTATAAATACTATTATAAATAATAAAGAGGAGATAATCAGTTGGCAATACCTAGTTCAAAAGCAACCTTAAAAACATATTGTCTTAGAGCTTTAGGTTTTGGTGTTATTGATATCAACGTATCAGATGATCAAGTAGATGATCGTCTGGATGAAGCACTACAATACTTTGCACAATATCACTATGATGGTATTGAAAAGATGTATCTAAAGTATCAAATTACCGCAGCAGATAGAACAAGAGCTGCAACTAATACAACTACAACTGCAACAGATTCAGTAGATAGTTCTATTACAGCATCCTTTGGTGAAGGTAATGGTTTTATTCCCATGCCTCAGGCAGTCGTATCAGTTCTAAATATTTTTCCATTCTCTGATAAAACAACAAACAATATGTTTGATATTCGGTATCAACTTAGACTGAATGATTTGTACGATTTTAGTTCTACATCAATCATTCACTACGATATGACAATGAAACATTTAGATATGTTAGAACATATGCTTGTTGGAGAAAAACCTATTCGTTTCAATCAACATCAAAATCGTCTATACATTGATATGGACTGGGCTAACGATGTTTCTACAGACGAATTTCTAATTATTGAATGTTATCGTCAGATAGACCCAGCTACCTTTACTGATATATTTGATGATATCTATCTGAAAAGATATGCAACTGCTTTAATTAAAAGACAATGGGGTGCAAACCTTTCAAAGTTTAGTGGTGTCGCAATGTTAGGTGGTGTAACCATGAATGGTGAAACCATATTCAGTCAAGCACAAGAAGAGTTACAAAGACTAGAGGAACAAATTCAGTTATCATTTGAGACACCTATAGATTATATGGTAGGATAGAAACATGGCAGTTAACAGTATTTTCCATACGAGTAACTTACATTCTCTTGCCACAGAACGATCCCTCTATCAAGATTTAGTAAAAGAAGCAATACAGATTTATGGTCACGATGTTTATTATATCAATCGTGATACTGTTGCGTTGGACACACTTCTAGGTGAGGATAGTCTTTCTACATTTACTAAACAAACTCCAATCGAAATGTATGTTGAAGACTCAGAAGGTTTCGGTGGAGACAAAGAAATCATATCACAGTTTGGATTAGAAAATCGTAACGAGATTACATTTGTAGTTTCTAAAGAACGGTTTCAACAAATGGATAGTCAACTTGCAATTGAAACTGGAACGGATACTACTGGTGGTGGTATTCTTTTGGAAGCTGGGAGTATAGATCAAACAGGAAACTCATCTATTCTTACAAGTGTACAAGGAGACAATAACTTTTACATATTACAAGATACTGCTACAACGGATGCTGACAGACCGAAAGAGGGTTCTTTGGTATATCATCCAGTATTTGAAAAAATGTTTGAGATTAGTTTTGTAGACCACGATGAACCGTTCTATCAACTAGACAACAATCCAGTTTACAAATTACGTTGCAAACAGTTTGAGTATAGTTCTGAAGCAATTGATACTGGTATTACAACTATTGATGCAATAGAGGGTGATGCAAGTCTTGATACATATGAGTTCCAGTTTACTTTGGAACAGTCTACAACTTACAATGAAAACATTGCAATACATGATACTGCAACTACTAGAGGATCATTACTTGAAGAAACAGATGGTGATAATATTATCACAGAAGATTTGACTACTTCTGCTGGTACAAACATCTTACTAGAAAACCCAGCTGATACTGGTATAGATTCTTACCTCTTACAAGAGTCCTATATAGTAGGTGATCAAAGTACAGACACTACTAGTCAAAATGAATTATTTGATGAACTTGATGATTCCGTATTAGATTTTTCAGAAACGAATCCATTTGGTGATGCAGGGAGTTTAGGATAATGTTAGGACAACAATTTTACCATGAAACAATAAGAAACGTGATAGTGGCGTTTGGAACTATGTTTAATAATGTGCAAATTGTTCGCAAGAATAATAGTGGTGTAGTTACACAGAGTATGAAAGTACCACTTGCATACGGCCCGAAACAAAAGTTTTTAACTCGTTTGGATCAAGACCCATCTTTGACTAGTGCAACTGCAATTACTTTACCAAGATTAGGTTTTGAAATCGGTACACTAACATATGATTCTGCAAGAAAACTAAATCGTGTACAGAAATTTAAAAAAGTTAAAGCATCAAACACAGATGCACAAAAACTTGACACACAGTTTATGCCTGTTCCATACAATATGGATATTACTTTGTTTGCAATGGCGAAAAATTCTGACGATGCGTTGCAAATTGTAGAACAAATTGTTCCTTTTTTTCAACCAGACTATACATTGACAATTAATGATATGTCAGATATGGGAATCAAGAGAGATGTTCCTATTGTTTTAAACAGTATTGATTATGAAGATAGTTATCAGGGTGACTTTGCAACTCGTAGAGCAATTATATACACTTTATCATTCACTACTAAATTTTATCTTTACGGCCCTGTTACTTCTGGTAAGGTTATTAAAACAGTTCAAGTAGATCAATTTGCAAATCTACCAGATGTCACTCCTACAAGAGAACAAAGATATACCGTTACACCAAGTCCTGCTACTGCTGATGCAGATGATGATTTTGGTTTTAATGAAACTTCATCATTCTTTGAAGATGCAAAAGTATTTGATCCTGAGAGTGGAACTGACGTTAATAAGAGTTAACTATGAAAGACATGGACAATATTCTAGATGAAGCTCTAGGGATACTAGACCCTGTAGAAAAAGCAATTAAAGAGAGTGAAAAAACTCCACCAAAGATTAGACCATCAAGACCTATCTCTGTTGATGATATAGACAATGACTACAAGTATCAAAGAGAAAACCTCTACAATTTAATTGAAAGAGGACAAGATGCCATTGATGGTATACTAGAACTTGCAAAAGAATCTGAACACCCTAGAACATATGAAGTTGCACTTAATGGTATTAAACAAGTTGCAGATGTTACAGATAAACTAGTGGAGCTTCAAGAAAAAATGAAAAGACTTAAAGAAGTTCCTAATAATGCACCAAGTAAAGTTACTAACGCATTGTTTGTTGGTTCAACAGCAGAACTGCAAAAGATGTTGAAAGACAAATCTGATGTCTGAGGCAACCTATCTAGGTAATCCTAATCTTAAAAAAGCAAATGTACAACAAGAGTGGACTAAAAAAGAACTTGTTGAGTATCAAAAGTGTATGGAAGACCCTCTGTATTTCATACAGAACTATGTGCGAATTGTATCACTAGATCATGGTCTTGTACCATTTAAAATGTACGACTTTCAAAAAGAGATGGTCGGTACGTTTCATAACAATCGTTTTACTATCTGTAAGTTACCAAGACAGACAGGTAAATCTACAACAATGATATCCTATCTATTACACTATGCGTTATTTAATCCTAGTATCAATATCGCAATCCTTGCAAACAAAGCTGCAACTGCAAGAGACTTGTTAGGAAGACTGCAACTTGCATACGAACATTTACCACACTGGTTGCAACAAGGAGTAATGTCATGGAACAAAGGTTCTCTTGAATTAGAAAATGGTTCTAAAATACTTGCATCATCTACTTCTGCATCTGCTGTTCGTGGTGGTTCTTATAACATTATTTTCCTAGATGAGTTTGCATACGTTCCTTCTAACGTAGCAGAACAATTTTTTAGTTCAGTTTATCCTACGATTACCTCTGGTAAAACAACAAAGGTTATGATTGTTTCTACACCACACGGTATGAATATGTTCTATAAGTTGTGGACAGATGCAGAGGAAGGACGAAACGATTATATTCCAATCGAAGTGCATTGGAGTGAAGTTCCTGGCCGTGATGAAGCATGGAAAAAAGAAACCATTAAAAATACAAGTGAACAACAGTTCAACACAGAATTTGAATGTGAGTTCCTTGGTTCTATTGATACACTTATTACTTCATCAAAATTAAAAACACTTGCATATAAAAAACCTATACAATCTAATGCTGGACTTGATGTGTATGAAAACCCTAAACCAGAACATACATATTTGTTGACTGCCGATGTTTCCAGAGGCGTATCTAATGACTACTCTGCATTTGTAATATTCGATGTTACAGAAGTTCCTTATCGAATAGTTGCAAAGTTTAGAGATAACGAAATTAAACCACTATTGTTTCCACAGAGAATACATCAAGTAGCAACTGCATATAATACTGCATTTGTTTTGATTGAGGTAAACGATATTGGAGAACAGGTTGCAAACGCAATGCAGTTTGATATGGAGTATGACAATCTTATTATGGCATCTATGCGTGGTCGTGCTGGTCAAGTTCTTGGTGGTGGTTTCTCTGGTGGTAGAGCTCAGTTGGGTGTAAGAACAACGAAAGCAGTTAAGAAAATTGGTTGTTCTAATCTAAAACAATTAGTTGAAGATAACAAACTAATTGTAGAAGACTTTGATACAATTAACGAGCTATCTACATTTATTGTCAAAGGATCATCCTTTGAAGCAGATGATGGATGTCACGATGATATGGTTGCTTGTTTGTTTATTTTTGCATGGGTAACAGACCAGACATACTTTAAAGAACTTACGGACAATGATATCAGAGAAAGAATGTATAAAGAAAACCAAGATCAATTAGAACAAGATATGGCTCCGTTTGGATTTGTTTCTGATGGTTTAGACGATAGTAACATTGGAGAAATGGTTGACGAATATGGTACAAGATGGAGTCCAATCGTAAGGTCATATGAGAATGATTGGTAGTGAAAAGTCCATGTGTCAAAATCTGCAAACTTATAGATAGTGTGTGCATTGGGTGTCATAGAACATCTGAACAGATAACTATGTGGTCAAAATATACAGATAAAGAACGAGAGGAAATTACTAAAGAAATTCAATTAAATCATTATCAAGTTTTATCCAACAATTAGAACATACAACTTTACATTCATTCATCATGTTATGAATTTCTTTTCTACTTTCATTATTAGTACCAACACGTTTTGCTTGTTTACGAATCTCTGCATCATGTGGATATAGTTTAAGACATACGGTTTCACTCTCACCACAATGAATACAAGATTCATCTCCAAGGTGATTGTTTAACCATGCAACACGTTTTTGGTAGTTCCTACGAGCTACTTTCTTGATGGTTTCTTTATATTTTTCGTAATGTTCGTTAGTCATAGGACTATTTATAAGTTTTGAGTCATATAAAATCAAGTTTTTAGAAACTTCATTTTTATAAATACTATGAAATAAGAGTAAATCTCTAAGAGAAGGAGCAAAAATCATGTCATTTTTAGTCTCACCCGGCGTTCACGTTAGGGAAATAGATTTAACAAATGTCGTTCCTGCTGTCGCAACGTCTATCGGTGCAATTGCAGGCGCATTTGAAAAAGGGCCAGTATCTTCTGTTGTTACCGTTACATCAGAGGAAGACTTGCTAAGAACTTTTGGTAAACCACAATCAACTGGAAATCAGTTTGAAACATTTTTTACCGCTGCAAACTTTTTACAGTATGCAGATAACCTCAAGGTAGTAAGAGCAGAGAGTGCAATAGTAAACGCTGGTGCAAACTCTGGTATACTTATTCGTGATGATGACCATTACCAAGCATCTTTCCAAGATGGTTCTGGTTCTCATGGAGAGTGGGCCGCAAGAACTGCTGGAACACATGGTAACGGAATTGGTGTAGATATTTGTTCAAGTGCAAGAGCATTTGCACAACCATTAGGTTCATTGAACTTAGTAAATGGTGCTGGTGCAGTTGGTGACTTATCAATTACAGTAGATGACCAAGATGCAAGTGATGCTGTAATCGCAGTTGGTGATATAATTTCTTTCCAAACTGCTTCAGCTATTGTTGCAACAGTTAATGGTGCAATCACAGTTGCTTCTAAGACTTTGACAGTTGATGGAGTTTCTG